CAGCTACCTCTTCTTTTTTTGTTTGTTTTTTATTTGACATAATATAATATAAAATTAATAATAACTATTACGGATTAAATTGCTCTAATCCAAAACCATCCAAATTGTCATTACCAGCTGATTCAAAATTAGTAGGTAATGCATCGTTTTGTCTTTGGCTTATAAGTTCACTTTGTTGTGTGCCTTGTATTTTTACTCTTTTATCTTTACGATCTTCTATTGATTGTTCTTTTTGTCTTTGAACTTGACCCTGCATTTCAGCTAATTGCATTTGATAATTAAACTCTTCAGCCATTAATTGTTTCTTGATTAAAGCTTCTTGTTCCATTCTTTCAATTTCAAACTGAGATTTAGCTTGTTCTATTTGAACTTTTGTTTGTGCAACTGCTTGCTCTTTTTGTACCTCAGACATTGCTGCTTTTTCTGCCGATTGAGCGTTTGCTTGAGCTTGTGCTTGTATATTAGCTTGCTGAGCAGCTTGATCTTTAGCTCGTTTTTGCTCTTGTTTAAGCTTAAGTGATTGATTAGCTAGTTTAAGATTTTTAATATCTCGTATATCTATAGCATCTTCTAAATTAATATTACCCGCTTGTAAGGCTATTTGTATGCTTTTTTCTAGCATAGCTTTTTCTTCTTCATCTGGTTCTAGTTCCAAAAATATACCAAAATCATGAATATGTAACTGATCTATTTCTTTTAAAGTATTTGTATTAAATGTATTAATGCTATTTATTAAAGCTGCTTTAGTTAAAGAAAAACTAAGCATATCGGCCACCCTTAAACTTATATTTTCGCATGTTCTTATTGTTAAATACATTAGTGACTGTAGTATATGTCTTGTTGCTGTGTTTGAATTAGCAGCTGCTAGTTTTTGTAATCCTACTAAAGCGTGTGCATCGGGAGTGCTTCCATCTCTTGCTTCATTAAGCCCAGTAACATCTCTTATCATTTGTAAATAATAATTATATGTTTGTATCATAGACTGTATTTTAGATATACCTGAAGAACTCTGTAGCTCTTGAATAGGGACTTTAGCTCTATTACCTTCACCATCTTGAGTTAATGATCTACCCACAATACTACCAGTTTGAAAATACATATTTAATGCTTCTTGTGGATTATAGTTTGTTCCATTACCAAGATCAACCTCAGCTAACCCATCAACATCTACATATACGCCATCGGGTACAATACGAGATAATACTTGCTGTAGTTTTAAATGTGTTAATTGAATCATATCAGCAAAACCTATAGTTTTACTTACAATAGATTCTATTCTACCTTGATACATTCTAGGCGCTGTGATAATATAGTTCATATTAACCTTAGTTGTATCTGCATTAGGTCTAGTCATATTTTCACATAACTTCCATTCTAATATATTATTACCTAACCCTAAAACCTTTGCTCCAGAATAAAGTACTTCAATAGATCGGGATGCTTTTTTAAAATTATCATTATCCGGAGGGTTAAAAGTATCCTCTTTAGATAATGTTTTTTCTAAACCTTCAGGTGTCTGTTTTATTTTAAATACTTGATCATGATAGGTTTTGTATTCAAAATATAATATTTGTACTTGATCTTGGGTACTTTGTCCCCAATAACTATTAGTATAGGAATTTCTTCCCGGGTATTTCTGTATTTCTTCTAATTCTTTATCTGTAAGATGTGGAAACTGTCTTTTAACTTCAGATAGTGACATATTTTTTACTTCCCCTACATAATATATGTTTTCAAAATTAGGGTCTTCTGTATAAGAATAACAAATATTAGCAGGATTAACATAATCTACAGTAACCCCTTCAGATAAATTAAAACTTGTTTTAACACAACTTATACCTAATACAGTAAGATCATAAGCTAGTTGTTTTTTAGTTTCATCAAATTTATTATAGTCTAATATATTACTTATTACCTCTTCTTCAGCTATTTCTATACTTTGTTTATAACTTAACTGCATATAAAGATCTAGTTCTTCTTTACTTGCTGGTAAAGTCTCCGGGGAAGCAGAAGCAGCTAAACCAGTAACACCAATAGCTTCCATTTGACCTAATATTTCTTTATTATATATATCACTTAAAGCATTTGTTGCAAAGTTGGTTCTTTGTTTTATAGCAAAAGGATCAGTTGCATATGATTTTATATCATACCCTTTTTCAGTCATTCCATTAACAACAATATCTACAAACTTAGATAATATAGGAACTGGTTTCCAGTCTAAATTAAGATAAGATAAATCACCATTTATAGCTAGTTCATCTTTATATTTTTGAACTGGTTGTTCACCCCTTGCATATAATCTTAATCTGTTAAAATTTTGGAAATTATTAAGAAATCTATTTTGTCCACTATTATTTCTAAACCACTCATGTTCTATAGCTTGTGCTACAGCTAAACCATATTCCCGAGATTTTTTCTCTGATTCAGGTACTACCTGATCTGGAAAACTGCTATTATAGTTAATGTTAATCATTTATTTTGATTATTTTTGAATTGTATCCCTCATTATTATAGGAACTAATATTTAAAGGAACTTTTGATATAGTTCTTTTCCCGTGTGGTGTATATCTATTTTTATTACAAGCCATTATAGCAAGACCTGAACTTATAGATGCATCATGTTTTGTTCTGTTATTTATATTAAACCCAGCCCAATCATCTAATGTTTGTTGGAAATACATATCCCCATATCCATCACCTATTACACCTATAAAGTTTTCAATATAATCTTCAATAGCCGCCGCATGAGCCTGCTTAATATCTTCACTAGTATTAGGTATACCACCTATCTCTCGTTCAGTTAAAGAAAGTTTATTATAAACCTTATCTGGTCTATTTATAGAATATCCCCTATAACCTCTTCTTTTTAAGTAATATAACAATCGTGGTTTATTATTTTCAGCTAATATTGGCATACCATAAAAAACTATAGCCATTAGAACATCTTCAAAAAATATTTCTGCAGTCTGTGGTCTTGCTATGTATTCTAAGAAAAAACTATTAGGAGGAACATCCTCCATAGAAAACTTAGTTAAACCGTGTAAAGCTCCTTTTGAACCTCTACCGTCTACTGTGCCGGAAATATCATAACTATCACAACCAAAAGCACCAGTATGATCATTTCCAGGATACTTGATACCATTTTTTATTAAATATTTATTTTGTAGTTGTATAGGTGGTATCCATGAGATTAAAAATCTCCCTTGTTTATTAGGGTAAAAAACAACTCTAGTGTCTTTAACTCCATTCTCCCACTGAAAACTACCCTTAGTCAGTATATTTGTATTTCTTAAATCTTCATTATAATCTATTTGTTCATAAATCTTAGTTAGATTAAATAAAGACTGTTTAGCTTCATCTCTAAAAGCGTGTTTCTCTGTTCGTGGAAACTGACGATAAAATTCATTTAAACTATCTTGATCATACTTTAAACCCTCGACTTCATTTTCCCAATGCGAGATAACTCCAATCTGAATTTTGGATCCATCAATGCTGGTGACGGGTTTTTTCGGAGTGTCGAATACAGGAAATCCATGAGTATTGAGGTATCCTTCGTAATTCCACTCCATAGGAATGAACAAACTATATAGTCCTGAGTTAGTCTGACCATTGCGGTTTCTGTTTGTAACATCTGATGCATCATATAACTTTTTAAAATTACCACCTCCTTTATCTAAAGCATTTGATGTTGAACCCATCATACACCTACCAATTATTCTACTACCTAATCTTAGCGTTGTTTTCGTGACACGCCAGTTATTGAGGATGTTGTCCGGACGCTCCCATTTCCCGGATTCGTCGTGGGCAAGGATCTTAAGTTTCTCACCGTCATACGAGTTGTCACCGGTGTTCTTCCAGTCGATTGTGGTGTCCAACCCGACAAGGTCCTCGGGACGTTCGTTCTGATCAAGTTTACGCCGTGTGAGTTTCGAGGCAGGGACTCTATATGCGAGTTCGGTCTTGGGGCGGTCCATACCGTCCTGTATTGGTTTGAAGAAGAACGGGTAATTAACTGATATGGGTACCACTTTATCGGTAAACATCTTCTTTGCATCAGCTCCAGTCTTCGATAATATTCCATATCTGGAATCCGAAGAGATAGTTGCCTGGTGTACAAGTTCTGAAGATGCCATGAATGAAAAGCCAGAACGTCTGTTCTTAAGGTAACACAATCCGTAACATCTGGTGTCCAGTTTACAAGCCTCCCAGAATATAAAGAATATTCGGTTGGACTCACGAAACTCTGGTTGGCCAACATCAATTTTAGTCCACTGCAAGTACATGTAATGAGAACCAGTAATATAACTAGGGATACCTTTGTTATAGAACCAAAAACCTTCATCGCGCCTTTTAAACTCTTCATCAATATAATCATACCATTTATCTTTAAAATTAGAAGGATAATTATTCCAATCAAAAACTGTTTTAATATTAGACAATTCTTTTGGATAATTAGCTGACTCCCAATATTGTTCGTCTTTTTTCCCTGATCTTTTATAAACCTTTTCTTCTAACGGAAGGGCAATCTTAAGACCTTGTATTTCATATATTTCCCCAATTTTACCACTTTTACTAATAATAATAACATCATGCTCTTCATTATAGCCAGTCTCCCATTTATTATATCTATTATTTCTTTTAAGTATTTTAGACTTAATGTGATTAGGTAAAATTTTATAAAGGGTTTGTATATACATTATTTAAACCTTGTTTCTGCAAATCCTTTAAATT